CTACTTGGGCTTTTGTGACACTATGAGGGTTACCTGTATTCGAAATATGCGACTGTATATTTGGATTTTTTGGTTCGTATGAGGCACTTAAGTTTACATTACCAAGTTGTCCATCTACTGAGGAAACTTTGTCAGACCCGTCTATTATATCCCAACTAGTGCCATTATATATAATTGCATCTCCGGGGTTATACGTATATGGACCTGTGACCTCGGGACCAGCTACGGTTACTTTATAATAAGCACCTACTGCAGGATTAATAGGGTAAGTAGTAGTTGCATCCCATGTACCCATATATTTTAATGAACCTGTGGCAGCTAGTGCTGCTTTGTTAGCCCAATGTCTTGCAGAGTATTCTGTACCATTACCTTCAGGTACTGGAGAGTCAATAGTATACGTAGCCCAATTACCAGCCTCTGTAGCACTAGCACTAGCACTAGTAGCTTGTACCACAGCCTGATTAGCGTTAACCAGCGCATTAAGTATTGAACTGTCAGTAGGCTGGTTAGCACCAATACCTTTATCCAAGTCAGTTGATACATTAACTATATCCGCAATATTAGCTGCATCCGTATTGACACTTGTAATATTGACAGCCGTAGTATTAATATCAGCAATACTGGCTCCTACAGTATTAACATTAGCAATACTTCCGGCAGCAGTATCTATATTAGTGATATTAGTACCGACCGCATTCACATTAGTGATATCAGTTGCAACAATAGATATCCCGGGCGAAGTTGCATTTAAGTCATTGGCGACTGTATCAATGTTGGCTATATGAGCTACAGCAGTATCAACATTATTTATAGAGGTAAATAATCTATCTAAAGCACTTTTATCTGCATACAATGAATCTAAAGTAGTCTTATCAGTAAATAGTGAGTCAAGCTTACTCTTATCAGCAAATATTGAATCGAGTGTAGCTTTATCGGAATACAATGAGTCTAATGTAGCTTTGTCAGCATATAATGACTGTACCTCCACTTTAATGCCAGCAGTAGTAAGCACTTCTACAATATTAGAAGCAACTGTACTTATATCTGCAATATTCACTCCTACAGTATCTACATTGTTAATACTATTAGCTACGGTGTTAATTTCAGAAGTAGTTTTGTTCAAGTCATTAGCAACTGTAGCAATTTCAGATATCGCCCCATTTAAATCATTAGCGACGTCTATTACCTTAGTTATGTCTGCAGCTACTGTATTAACATCACCAATATTTGTAGAAACAGCATCTACATTAGCTATACTGGCAATAACTGTATCCAAGTTATTTATACTAGTATGAACTCTATCAATATTCCCAATGGATGCAAAGATACGATCCAAGGCAGCTTTATCAGAGTATAACGAATCTAGGGCAGCCTTATCAGCATAGATACTATTTATCTGTGGTATTGAGTCAGTGTACTTTGCTATAAAGTCATTATACTTTATCACCAATTCACCATAAATACAATCTGGATCCTGGGCTGCAGCTATTAAGTCAGCCGCACTTCCACGTATATCTCGTATAATGTCAATAAAGTCATTTGCCTTAGTACGTTGTGGTGTAACTGCATTTATCTGTGTTAAAAAATCATTTGCCATACTTGCTCCTATATTTCACATACTTTAGTTTCAAGATGTGTATTACCCATTAGTTCATCATTAATCCAGTGATCCATTTCTACTAGTGCTAATTCTCTTTGAACTATACTACTAGAAACACTAGCTATATCACTTAAAACATTATTTCTAATTCCATCCTGTATATCATTTTGATACTCGACAAATTCATACCAAAATTTAGCCTCATATCTACTCATACAGTCCATACACCCATCCGTTAAGGCAATTCTCACACACTTAATAAAATGTGTATTAAGTAATATTACCTCATTTCCTGCGATATCTTTTTTCACAGTATAAGGAACTTGTTCACTAAATAAGTCCTTAGCATATGATACCACATTATCAACAGTTAATATAGAATTAGTATTTGCATTTTGGAAAAGAATCAGTTGATCAAGTCTCATAGCCCGTTCCTGTGTTATTTAATTTTATACTCTCTAGTAATTCACGTACTTTAGAATTATACATCTTTGTAAGTCTACTAGCTTCAGAGTGATGGTAAGCCTTATTCTCTTTACTGATATAAGATGCAGTTAGCCTAGCTAATGGAAAACATAACTCGTGATCTAAGTCTAGTTCAGAATCATCATCCATCGGAGTCTCAGGAGTCCTATACACATAAGACCCTACACCTAATCTACTAACAGCACCAAACCTATTCTGTGTAAGTAAGTGCATTGAGTCGGCTTGGGTAGCTATTTCATCTAATGCCATTTCCACCAAACTCAACATAACCTCTGGGTCTGTTGGCGGAATATTGTCACCAACCAGCATACCTGCAAGAAGTGATTTAAACTTTTTGTATGTCATAATGAGTCCTTACTTAAATTCTTTATTACATATTACCACAATTAAACTTAATAACCACTGTATGCACTAACTACTATTTCTTCTTCATCTTCAAAACCCCACATTTGGTGATGCTTTTGTTTTGGTACAGGGGCTAAATATTGAGGCTTAATTGTATCCATTAATGGCAACATACTAATACAATCTAATCCATCATCATGTTGACTAGTAATATCTTCATAAGTTACATAAGTCATCTCTTCCAACAGTTCTTCCCAATCAGGACTGCCTACCAATTCCTCAGCAAAAAATATCTTCCCATCCTGAAATAATGGATGAGCTCTCATAAACAACGTATGCTTATCTCCACCAGCTTTACGTCTATTAATACCTTTACTTTCATATGGCGCACCTAGTTGTCTGGCAAATGTAAAATTAACTCTTTTTTCAATCATAAGCTTCTTCAAAGTAAACAGATTAATTTGTTGTTGCCCATCAGTCTCTACACCCACAGTAACAATCTTATTATAGTTCCTCTGCCACTTTCGAGCTATTTCGAACAACGGCTCATATTGTTCTTCAATACCCATCTTCTTCAGGCTCATACCTAACAAGAACCAATCTCCATTACTGCTAAAAGCCCACTCAAATACTCCACTAAAGTCACCATTCTTACTATTACTAGCTGTGAAATCCGTAGTCACATAGATATTGTAATTATCAATATTATCTAGTATCGATTGCCTATTAATAAACTGTAAGTTATCAATATCTAATAATCTACTGCCTTTATCAGCAATCCTAAGCATCAACTCTTGGTTAAACTCTCTTAATGTATCACCATAAAATGAATCTTCATACTTCTCCATAATATCCTCATAAGATTTCATAGCTTCCCATGAACCCCTGTACTCTTCTTTAGTCATATCTAAGCTAATGCGTTCACATACAGGAATACATACTGGAGTCCATACCCCACTTTCAAGTGCTGCGTATACAGGATCATTCTTATTAAATGGGGTATTAACTATGATAACTTTACCCCTCTTACCAAGTGCGTTCTCAGCATCCGAATAAATCATACTTCTCAATTTAGCCATAATAATAGGACTACTAGCGTCAGCTTCATTCTTGATAATATCATCAAATGTAAATATTTGTGGTCTTTCAGTCTTATATCTAATACCACGAACAGAACCACCGGCGGCACCTTTAACCTTAAACATAAAAGCTCTCTTCTTAACCTTTCCGTCACCCTTCCTAATAAACTCACATTCTTCATCAGTAAATCTCATTTTCTCAAAGTACTCTTTACAAAATAAGCTATCTTCACAAATATCTCTTACAGTATTAGCCTGAACCTTAGCACCTGCTTGTTGTGAATCACCAAAACTAACCCAGAACATAACATTACCAAACCCAGGCAATTTTCCAGTAATCGCACAGTAGATAGGCATAAACGCCGTTATAAGGGTTGATTTAGCTGAAAATCTTGAGGCGATGATGGCTATCTTTCTTTGATTCAATCTAATTTTTTCATTGATCTCTTGAGTGTAAGGATAGTTTTCTCTAGCTATATTATTGAATATGAGATCTACCAGGAAATAGTGCATTAAACTATTATCAACTTCAGGGTCTTCACCCATTACTAATCTAATAACATTAAAAAATTCTATAGCCTGCGCACTGGGTATATACCCATTAAAGCTCAAATCTATATTATCTAAGGCTTTATCCACATTAAATTCGTACTTTCTACCAGGTCTTTGTCTGGCCATCTTAACTGGTGCAGGAGCTTCCTCCTCACCAGCTTCTACAGCCTTTTCGTACTCCTGCCAATTCTCATATGGTGTACTTTTGTCTCCAGTAATACCTTCAGAAGGAACAATACTTACATCTTCTTCATTCATCTTTACCCCTACTCATACACATCAGCTATAAATTCAGCTAATGGACTTCTATAAATCCTATCCATTTTAATATAATTAAATTCTGGAGCTTTACCTAGCCACTGAAACAATGGTTTAAAGCCCTCATTAGCTCTGTTCATTCCATAAGTTTGCCCAGCAGTATCACCAACTAGTACAATTTTACCTCCATCAGAAATTCTACTCATAACCATTTTAGCACTTTCTTCATTCAATAACTGCCACTCATCTATCACCCAAACAGAATTATGTAATGAGTCACCTTGAGCTTCATCAATTTCTTTAACCTCAAAAAGCTCCATCCACACAGCATCACTCAATGTAGTAATACCCATTTCTTTACTACGTTTCTTATCTTCACGCTTATCTAAAATAAATTCCAAGTTACTTTTAATACCACCTAAATGACCACTCATTTTTTGATCCGTAGTCCCGGGTTTATACCCAGTATACAAATCCCTATTTACGCTTACAGGAGGTTTACTGACATAAATCGTATCAAAATCTTGATACCTCTTTTGCCCTCTAGCTCTAGCCAATACTCCAGCCAACACTAACAAAGTTTTCCCAGTCCCTATTCTGCCATCAATAACAGTTAAAGGAACATGAGTATCGAATACAGCATGCATTGCACACATCTGTATACTGTCCATAGGAGTTAGTAATACATCAGCATCCCTGAATGGTTTCATGCTTTGAGAAATTCTATTAACTACACCGCTCTGATTCAGCCATATATCATCTTTGTCCACTATCCTATCTACAATACAGTACATATTCTCTTTTAAATCTGTACCAAATTTCTCATTAAACTCTTCCAGTTGCATTTGTCTAATCTGCACAAAGTCTGTCTCATACTCGATAGTGCCATCAATAGCTACATACCCAGTATAGCCATAGTCAATCTCAGATTCCGCCTCAAAATTAGATAATGTAATTCCAAGAGTCATAGCAATAACAGTAGCATTAATATCTTCACTTAAAAAAGATGCATTCGCTGCCAACGTATCTTTGATGATCATTTCATCAGGAGAATCACCAAGTTCTTCCATAGTAGGTACATTCAATACTTCAATCTTACCAGCATCTATCTGTACTCTCAAATTTTTAATCGCTTGTTGTGCTGCCCGCTTGAGATCTGGATTTCTTTTCAGTTTATCCAACTCTCTAAGCACAGTAAAAGAAATAACAAATTCACGACTATCATCAAAAACTACTTCTGGGTTATTAGTTAATATATTAGTATCAATACTAATTTTCATTAGTCACTTCCATATCATGTTTTTTCTTATTAGCCCAACGTTCACCAGTTTCTTCAGCTCCATACCATAATTCTTTATCGTCATTACTTACTTGATTCATCTCAGCTTCAGTCAAAAATCCAGCATACAATTCTTTCACAGCTACCCTAAATTCAGAGTCAGTAAAATTTACATACTCTTTAACTTGATTACCAGTTCCTTGAGTACCATGGAAATAGTTATGAATCATAAATTGTGTATATGGTGCAACCTCTATAGTGTTACAAGCCATAGTAATAATAGTAGCTGCACTAGCAACAATACCACTAAGTTTTCCACGAATAATAGCATTACTCCTTTCCATCGCATTAACCAGCATAAAAGCAGCATTTGCATCTCCACCACCATTATTTATAACAAATACAAACTCATCACCAATGTAAGCATTATTCAATCTATGTACTAGCTCATTGTAATTAGCAGGAGCTGCAATGTAATCTGTCAAATACATAGTAGTAGATCTACCACTGGTAACCATTGGAACATATTCGTCCCATACTGAAGTTTTTTCTTTTTGTGTACCAATTTCAATTATTTGTGACATCTATTTCCTTTACTCATCTATCTGTGCTTCAATTACTGCATCAGCATTTAGTCCTAGTTTTTGAACCTCTGCGATTGACTCACCCTTTGCAAGTCTTTCCATCTGCATCTTAGTAGCAGCAGCTAACTGCTCCATTAACCCCTCCTGAATAGATTTAGCTTCATCTGTCATACCAATTTTAAGTTCAACAGAATTCTCTTCTGGCATTTTAGTTAAATCCGCCAATTTTGCTGCAGCTAAATGCTGAACAGTAGGACTAACTTTATCAGTAGATTTAGCGCCAATACCATTCATCAAATCAAACTGTTTCTTTATAGCGGCATGATGTAACGGCTGATAAGTAATATAAGCTGGAACAATCAATAACTTATCTACTGCAACAACAGTCTTAGTATTATTGAACATACTAGCAAAAGAATCTACAGACTCACCTCTAGCTTCAATCTCCAAAGATTTTTTAGGGAATACAATTTTATATGCTTTTGCATTAGACATCTTAGGTAACATTTTCAAGTTACAGAACTTAATAGCATTAAGTAATGTTTCAAATCCTATACGGGGACCTAGTAAATGTGTGTAACTAAAGATTTGTTCTTCAATAAGTTCTTGTGCAATGCCAGAATCTTTCTCAGCATTATTTATGAGGTTCACAATATCTTCTGTTACTTTAGAGCTACTACCACGAGGTAAAGCAGCTTTCAAAGTTTCAACAGTTACAATTTGTGAAGTGGGGGATAGGGGAATTGGATCTTTTTGCAACATAGATACCTCCTACTAATTTAATTAATAGGTAGTATACAACACTAAACCTTGAAGTAAGCTTGAACTATTATCGAAATTTTAGAATCTATAGCCTAATTGAGCTAATACATCGTTACCACGCTCATTACTCTGTCTAGCAATTACATTTGCATTAAAATTACCATTGTTATAATTAGCACCAATACTAGTATCACCATTAGCATAGTTCTTACTCCCATTTAATGTAGTATGTTTAGTAACAGGAACTTGAATTCCAGCCATACCGTTAACTTTGTCTTGTATGTTATTATCAGCATAGGTTAAAGAACCTAATCCTAAATCAATACCAGCTTTAGCCCCATATACCGGCTTAGATCTATCATTGTCATAGACCTTACCTTTAAGAAAAGTACCATTACTTAGTAGATACCCAAGACCAGCTTGAACTTCCCTTCCCTTTGGAGTAGCATGCCCATATACCTGAGCTTGAAGACCATTACCATGATTCATAAAAGGATTGTACTTAGGGTTATATAACATATTGTATTTTTTCAGATCAGCTATCTCCTGATTCTTATGATTCTGAACACTCTTCTTAGAAACATAGTCATATAGTTCAGTAGCTGGATCTTCTAGTAATTGCATATCTTTTTTAGCAATAGGATTCATTGGCATCATAGTAAATTCCTATTGAACTACTTGACCAAGACCCTCAGGGGCTTGTTGAGGTTGTTGAGGTTGACCTTGTCCACCTTGAGCCTGCGTCATCAATTGTTGAGCAAATTGCCCGATTGTCATATTAGGATCTATTTGACCAGACTGTACTGCTTGTAAAAATTGTTGTAGACATTGATTCATGTGCTATCCTTTAAATTTGATAAATTGCCCAGTAGTTGGGTAAGTTTCTGCTGGTACTTGTTTAGTATTAACGTTAAGACCAGTAGTACCATAGTTGACTGGTGTAGACTTCGCTACAGGTGGATTTAAATCTATAGTATCAGAAGGTAGTTCTAATGGAGTTCCTAAACCATAATGCCCAGCCGCCATTTGGTTAAGCACAGTTGGATTAAATACTAAAGGATCTTGTTCTCTTACTAGTGGCATACCATCTTTAGGAAGATCTAAGAATTGTTCTTGGGCAATAACCTTAGGTTTTACAACTCGTTTTTTGCGAGGTTGACCATTCTGATTTACACCAAGCTTTTTAGCAATAGCTTTCACTGCAGGATTACCAGGATGAAAATACCGGTGCCCTAATAGTGTTCGATATTTTTCTGGACTATCAATATTCAAGCTCGCTATGTACTCTACATCAGATAGTTTAGTTCTACCTTTAATTCCAGAAGGTGTATTAGCTACCACTTCAGTTGGTGTATCTGTTACAACTAACTCTCTCTGCGTTTGTACAGGAGTTTGCGTAACTACAGGTTTCTGTACTACTACTGGAGTTTCCTGTCTTACTGGAACGATGTCACCTGTCGCATTTTGCTTATCTCTACCTAACTTCGTGAATTTTATAGTATTACCGGGCGTATATTCTGTATTGATATTATGATTATTTCTACCAATTCCCATAACTCTTCCTTTCTATATTTATCTACCAGTAGTATACCATAATTTATTTATAAAAGACATTATTAAAGTCTTCACCATCTCTAGCTCTATCATAAACATCGATTACCACCTCTTCATCTATTTCAAATATTTCAGTACAACCATCAAAAGGTTTTTTAAATTCACATTTATAGTCTTTAAAATACCTATGTAACATAGCTTCTACAGCATACACATCATCACAACTTCTATATCTCATAATCTTAGCTATAGGAGTTTCCCTATATACATTATAGTAGCTCCTCACAATTTCCATCAACCTATCAGTAGCTCTAGGTTCACTAGTCATACCAATTTTATAAACAGTTTTATCAGGCAATATAAATCTCATAACATATAACTTACCTGAGCTACCTATCATATCCAACAATTTACTACTCATAATCTTCCCTTCTACGACCAAATTCTTTTTTAGTTTCAGTAACTTTTTTATCTACTGCCTTAACCATATCCTGCACACTTTCAAAATCTATACTATGTACATATTCTATAGTAGCATTACGAATAGTGACATCTTCTGGTTCATCAAAGTACAATGCCATAAATTCATCACCACCAATTCTATAAGCTTACCACAAACCATCAGTAAGTTTAATACAATTAGCAACTTTACTTATAAGAGTATCCCCGGCTTCATACCCTTGCTCTCTATTCACAGTATGTAATCCTGTTATATCTACCATAGCTAAATAAAATCTTTGTCTTTCAAATTTACTAATAGTTTCTTCTTCAAAGTCTAATCTTTGTTTCATACCAGTTAAGTAGTCAAACTTATATGTCTTGACCATATTCTTATAAAAGATTACTTGCTGTTCTAAAGTCATTAGCTATTCCTCATACCTTCTATTATAGTTCTATTAGACTTTACAAATCTATAAGCTTTTGGATGCAGTTTAGACGCTAACTCAGTAGCAGCCCACGCCAATACTTCATAAGTAGGTTTCACATTATTACAGTTTCTCCAACTAATAGATGTAGGTTTCTCTTTCCACATATTAGCTGCAGTATCTATGTAAGCACCTAGTTCTATTTCTTTACTTGGACCTCTATCATAATGTAATACTACTTGTGGAACTAAACCATTATCTGCTACATCTCTATCTACTAATTTCATACCATTTATTGATTTTAAATCCATATAACTATCCTTGTATTTAATAATCATATTATACCATACTAGTCTATAAATACAACTATACAGTAATTATAAGTCATTATCCACTATAACTACATATATAAATGTATCTAAATTTAGTATAGTGAGTTATTCACATTCTATTCACATAGTAATATTTTAATGTGAATAACTCTTTACTATTCACATATTCTGTCTATTATATAGTATTCTATATAGGAGTATAAGTGAGTTATTCACAATTCACATACTATAAATATACCTACTTATTCACATTGACATATATATAAAATATGGGTACAATAAAAGAATATTTTATATGATTAAATGACTGCGCCATGGAGGTCATACTATATCTATATATACAAGGAATATATAATAGTAGCGCCTATTATACTTGTATTATATTTATATAATATATATATAGATAGGGCCCTGGTGGCCAAGAACCACATGGCCGCAGGCCATAGCCATGAAAAGTATAAGTAAATGCTAAATCCTACTCCTAAATAATTCAGTACCATACTACAAGATTTTATATATCTCTTTGCACTATACTATAAACTACTATATAGTACATTATATATTTTATGCCATGCTCACTAGGGAACCTATGGGACTACATTTCGTTCCCGGGGCGGGCAAGCCCTACCGCCGGTCACTACATTTGCCCATATGCGCGGAGTTTTATTTTGATTTATTTTATTTTTTATTTTTTCGGGTGGGGGCATATTGCCGCTTTCTAGTTTAGATAAATTTGTAGAAACTGGGATTGGTAGGTTTGCCGCTCACCAGGAATGAAGGACCAAGCCGGCATATCGAAAGAGGAGCGGAAATCGGAGTATAGGATATCTTTGAGGGTGTAGGCGTATATTTCTGTTTGAGAAATGTTTTGCTGGAGCATTTTGCGGTTGCCTCTTTTTTAATCAGTATTATAGTATAAATTGTGTGCATGTGTAAAGAGACGGATAGGTATATGGGTGGAAAAAGTATTTGGCTGAAAATTATATTTTTATTTTTTGGGTTTCATATATAGGAAGTTTTCTAAACTTAATTGTAGCTTAAAAAATGTTTGAGTATTTCTGAGATTTTTCTAGGATGGGGCATTAACCGTTACTTTTCGCCATTCTCAAATTGGATACCCCCCCGGTTAGTCTGAGGTGTGGATGTCTTTTTTCTGGAGGATTTGCTTTTGTTTGTGGGTGGTGGTGCGCTCTGTCTGTCTGCCTGTAGTGACACACCAGCTCTCCGGCTCTCTCATCCGCTATGTCTTTGCCTGCCATCCTTTCATCCATCTAGTTCCGCCTCATTGCCTATCTATAAATCTTTGGTCCAAGTTGTCAAGTATGGAGTGGTATACCAAATACCAATTAACTAAAAGGATTTATTATG